GGTTTTCGGCAATGCATGGGTTTCCGGCAATGCACGGGTTTCCGGCGATCCACAGGTTTCCGGCAATGCACGGGTTTCCGGCAATGCACGGGTTTTCGGCGATGCACAGGTTTCCGGCGATGCACGGGTTTCCGGCGATAAGGATTATGCATATGCTCACGGTTTCGGATCTTGTAATCGCACAACCACATTCTTCCGGCTTAAAGATGGAGATGTAGGCGTACGCTGTGGATGTTTCTACGGAACGCTTGCGCAGTTCAGAGATAAGGTCTGCGAAACGCATGGAGAGACAAAGAAAGCACAAGAATATTTAATGTTAGCGGACTTGATGGAGATCAGATTCAAAAACTAAAAAACATTTTAACGAAAGGAATTTGTAAAGATGATTAAATGCAGTAAAGGCAATGTGGAAATAAAAGGAAATTTAATATTATTAGAAGCAGAAACAGTCATGATATTAAGAGGAATAAGAAACATCCTCGAAGAAGAGTACGGAAAAAAACACGCAGAAAAGTCAATGCAAAAAATAGTTAAAACATCCACAATGACGCAAGAAGAAATAGAAGAGGAAATAAAAAAATCAGCACAAGAAATAGCGAGAGAAGCAGCGAAACACCTCATGAAATGAAAGAAGAAGTTATTTTGTGGATCATCCGCTGGGGAGATCCGTACGCATTAGAGTGCAAGACAATGACCAGATCGGAAGTCGAAGCGTATGCGCGCGAAAAGCAAAAAAAGCGCGGCGGTACATATGTAATCAATTAAAAAAAGCGCATCACAGCAACTGATGCGCTTAAAAGATGGCGTTCCCGCCTCTTGTTAGGACAAATATATTGTATCAAATAAGAGGCGGGAAGTCAAGCGATACACGCGGGGACTCCCGCTTTTAAACCTCGATAAAGATATTAAAGTTAGGACAGATAAAAGATGGCAACACGGAGAAAAACGTACAAATTACGGGGCGGAGACGTCTACGACGTAGAGGAATATCCAGACGGAAGATATGGAGCAAAAGGAAAGGCACGGCAAAAGAAAAAGAAACCGACGCCGGAACAGATGGCGGCAGTCAACCAAGCCAACCGAGCGAAGATATGCAGACGATTACTGATCGAATATTTTGATGCAGGAGACTACTTTGTAACATACACCTACAAAGTCGAGCAAAGACCGAAAGACATGACAGTGGCACTAAAAGACTTACAAAAAGCACTCCGAAAGCTCCGTCCGAAATATAAAAAGGCAAACACTCCGTTTTACTGGATCAGAAACATAGAGCGGGGCACAAAGGGTGCATGGCACATCCATCTATGGTTGAGGTTAATCCAGACACACTCTGCCAGTGCACAGGACTTACCGACGAGAGAGGTCAGAAGATTTGGGAGAATGATATATGCAATAGAAAAGAAAAATATCCTGAAATCGTGACATACAATAAAGGAGATTGGCAGTTAGATTACAGTTATGTATTTGGAAAAGAGATGCACACAGACGCTTGCAATCTTGGATTTTATGTATGTGAAAGGAACTGTGTTGAAGTAATCGGCAATATTTTTGATAATGCAGATTTGTTGGAGGTGGAGAGATAAATGAAAGCACCTAAAGAAGCGTGATCCAGTACGAACGTATCAGGAAAGCAATAAATAAAATGAGCGACGAGCAAGAAAAAGAAGCGCTTACAAGATATTACATACTCAGAGAAAAGTGGAAAGAAATAAAAAATAAGATGGGGGTAAGCGAGGCGAAATTATACAGGATATATGATAGAGCCCTAGAAAACTTTGAAATTTTATAAAAATTTTAGAAAATGAGAGTGAATGAGAGTTCAAAATGTGATATAGTATAAACTGAATTAAAAGACAAAGAGGGAAATAACCCTCTCATAACCACGCGCAAGGACATCCGAAAGGGCGTCCTTTTTTTGAAAACTATTTTGAAAGAGAGTGATGACATGTTTTGCAATTACGATCAATACAAAGATAAAGAGGTAGTTAAAAAGCATGAGCAACTTTTAAAACAACTAGGGGAAAAAGACAGAGTATTTTCGCTGGAATGGAACGAAGAAAACATTACACTGATGGAATGCTGTGACTATTGTTTCGGGCATGATTTAACCAAAGAAGAGTGCAAAGAATTATCGGAAGTATTCCGAGAGTTAGCAGAAGAGCTGGGGAAATAAAGAACAGCGGAAACAAATAAAAGAATCGAAGAAAAGTAAACAGAGAAATACAAAGGGCAGCAGGCGAAAGTCGGCTGCTTTTTTCACGATCAAAGAAAGAAGATGAAGGCATGGTATACAGACCGGATCGAGATGGATCGCACCGAGGAGCGTTTGAACGGAATAAGAAAAAAATATATGCAACACAGACGGTGTGCGGGATATGCGGGAAGCCGGTTGACTTCGGATTAAAATATCCGCATCCGTTGTCGCCGTGCATAGATCATATTATTCCGATAGCAAAAGGGGGACATCCGTCAGACATAAACAATCTTCAGCTTGCACACTGGACGTGCAACAGGCAAAAGAGTGACAAGCTGATAAAGCGGAGAGACAAAGAAAAGGATGAAGTTATAAGTAACAGAGTGTTGCCGCATACGTTTGATTGGAAAAATATGAGACACAGTAAATAGGAAATAAGGAGGGCATATCACCCCTATACACGGGTACGAATCTACTTCACGCTGACTGTGAAAAAAAACACACGCTAAAAGAAAGGAAGCTAATATGGCAGATTACAGAGGGGTAAATTATTTACGAAGACGCTTACAGATAAAGAGCGAACGAGTGAAAATGCGTTACAAATACTATGAAATGAAGAACAGGGTGAAGGATTTTCAGATATCGACACCGCCAGAATTGAGAAACGTACAGTCGGTTCTCGGATGGTGTGGGAAAGCAGTGGATAACCTTGCAGACAGGATTGTATTCAGAGAATTCGCAAATGATAATTTTGACATCGGAGAAATTTTTTTGATGAACAACCCGGATACATTTTTTGACAGCGCCGTACTGTCAGCACTTATTTCTTCATGTTGTTTTGTTTATATATCAGTAGACAAAACAGGATTTCCGAAATTGCAAGTAATAGACGGCGCGAATGCAACAGGAATCATAGACGATAGCACAGGTCTGCTGGTGGAAGGTTATGCCGTACTCGAACGAGACAAAAACAAAAACCCGAAAACAGAAGCATATTTTACAAAAGGCGACACATGGATATACAGAAAAGGAGACGAGACGCCGGAGAGAATTAAAAACAACGCACCACACCCGCTTCTTGTCCCGATCGTATTCCGGCCGGACGCGGTAAGACCGTTTGGCCATAGCAGGATCAGTCGAGCGTGTATGGATATTGTCAACAGTGCAATGAGGACAGTAAAACGGTCAGAAATCGCGGCAGAGTTTTACTCGTTCCCACAAAAATATGTAGTTGGAACTGACCCCGATCTAGAACCGATTAACAAATGGAAGGCTACAATGTCGAGCTTGTTGGAGTTTACGAAAGACGAGGGCGGCGACAAACCACAGCTAGGGCAATTTGCGCAGCAAAGCATGTCACCTCACAACGATCAGCTAAAAATGTTCGCCGGATTATTTGCCGGAGAGACAGGTCTAACGCTGGACGATCTAGGGTTTGTAACAGACAATCCAAGCAGTGCGGAAGCAATCAAGGCAAGTCACGAAAATCTTAGACTAATCGCAAGGAAAGCGCAGAGGACGTTTGGCACAGGTTTTTTAAACGCGGGGTACATCGCGGCGTGCTTGAGGGATAACTACCCGTACGAGCGGAGGCAGTTTTATTTAACAAAACCAAAATGGGAACCGGTCTTTGAACCGGATGCGGCCGCGTTGAGTAGTTATGGAGACGGAGCTATAAAAATCAATCAGGCAATCCCGGGATATATTACGCAGGATAAAATGAGAGATTTCACAGGGATATAGGGGAGATAAATGGAAGATATCGCACCGGAGTTACTGGAAAAAATAAAAAAAGATTTTGAAAAGAAACTTGAAAAAAGTGAGACGATCAAAGCGTTTCGGGAAAAGGTTAAGAAAAAAACAGCGACATATAAAGATGCAAATGATTTCGCGATCGAAGCGGGGGAACTGCTGACGGATGCATTTCAAAGCAACCTATCAAAAGAAATATTACCGGATGGCAAAATGTATTACAATATCGCTGACAGGATAATAAGGGAACGACTGGAACATAATTATGATATTACAGCGGAGGCAGCAGTAGAAGTTCAAAAGATATTAAACGAAAAAGCAGGAATCGGAATCAAAGCCATAAAACCGGAAATGAACGAAGATAGGGTTCGAGGAATTATTAATATTGTATCAGGAGGAAAATACGAGGATGTCGCGTACATACTAGGAGAAGCAGTCGTAAACTTTACGCAGTCTGTAATAGATGCAGCGGTAAAAGAAAATGCAGATTTTCACTCAAAAGCAGGGTTAAGACCCAAAATTAGAAGAACATCAACGGGAAAATGTTGCGAATGGTGCGACAGACTTACGGGGATATATGATTACGAAGCTGTATCAGACACCGGAAATGATGTGTTCAGGAGACACAAGCACTGTAGGTGTATCGTAGAGTATGACGCTGGAGACGGAAAAGTAACAAATGTACACACGAAGAAAACGACAGATAAGAAAGATACAAAAAGAAGAATTGAAAATGCGAAAGAATGGTCTAATAAACAAAAAAGTGGTAAAATAAAAGAAACACCAAAGGAAAAAGAAAAAAGGATCAAAGAGGAAAACGGGCTGGATCTTGCTTCGAGAATATCAGGACACCCAAAAATGTTAGGTGCATACACTCCAAGAGGTCTATACCATGCACTACAGAATGCGGGATATGAGACAAAACCTTTAAAAGGGAAAAATTACAGAGATATTCCATTTGAAGAGGGTGGAGGATACAGGGTAAACTTTGGGGGAGATGGATTGTTAATGTATCACCCGGGAGAAAGAAGTCATCACGGAGGCGAATACTATAAAATTTCCACGGGGAAAGGAGGTGTGAAAAGATATGATATCAACGGAAAAGAAAAAGAAGATTAACGAAAGATGCAAGGCGTTAGAAAAAGAATTTGAAAGAAGATACAAGAAAGAAACAGAAGTGCGAGGGAAAAAGTGCTTTGCTGTAAGAGAGGACGAGTTTTTTATTGTATCGGGGCTGAGTTGGGCAAACGCGATCGTATTAGAACACGCATTCTCAAAAACAGAAGTGGAAAAAAACATGTTTGAGGATGGAAAGCTGTTCTACATGGAAGAAATGAATGAAAAAGAAATGTTTGAAAAAATGATAGAAGAGATCGAAGGGTGAGGCGAAATGGCAAAGGACGATTATTTTGTAATTGTATACAAGATACTATCGTACTTGTATGTAAAATTGAAATCGGGAGAAGATACAAACCCGAACATGATTACTCACGACAGTCAACTACTGCAGATCAACCGGAAATACTGGGATTATATCATGAGAAATTTAATTGAAGACGGATATATAACATGCGAAACAGAAAAAGTGTGGGGCAAAGAATTGATTTATGATTTAAAAACGGCAGAGATCACACCGGAAGGGATTGCGTATGTGTGCAACAACTCCTTAATAGAGAAAGCGAAAGAATTTTTGAAAGATATAAAAGAAATAACTCCATTTATCTAAGCGCGCGAAAAGCGCGTTTTTTTAATGCAATTTGAAAAAAATGTCCCTTCGGGCAATGGGGTGATATTGCTCGTGAAAGATATAGTTAAAAGACAGGAGGAAAGTCATGACGGAAACGAGGTTAGGACGTCAGACGCCGACTCAATCCGTAACGATTCCTTATTCAAAAACACGAGGACAAGAAGCTGCGGAACTGTACGCAAAGACAGGGAACGAGCTGCTTGAATGGCAGCAGTTGCTACAATGCGACATTATGGCCGTAAACGATGATGGTTTATGGATGCATCAAAAATATGGCTATTCAGTGCCGAGACGAAATGGAAAGTCGGAAAATGTGTTAGCGCGCTGCCTATGGGGACTGAAAAACGGCGAAAGAATTCTGTACACGGCACACAGGGCAACAACATCACACGCAGTGTGGGAGCGGCTGGATCGAATGTGCGAAAAAGCAGGAATCAAGATATCATCATCATTTAAGGCGTTTGGAAAAGAACACTTATACACAAGCGACGGGGGTGTAGTAGAATTCCGCACAAGAACATCATCGGGCGGACTCGGCGAAGGATACGACGTGTTAATTATAGATGAGGCACAAGAATACACGGAAGCACAGGAGACGTCTTTGAAATATATCGTATCAGACAGCGAGAACCCGCAAGCAATGAAACGAATCGCAGAAAGAGATGACGTTTGCAGGTGCGAACTAAACAGTGACTACAATTACACGGATACAAAAAGAAAAAAATACAGATATCAAGCTGTATTTAACATAGCGTACTACTGAAAGGAGACCAGCTATGAAAAGTCAACCATAAATTAGCAAAAAATTTCTTTTTCATATCGGTGGTAAAAAAGGGTAACTT